AGCACGGATGTTAAAGTACCTGATTCTGATTGGCTTCATAAGGGTCTTTACAGACGCCTTCTTGAAGTCGAACAGAACCCCTTTCTTGAACCACCTTTCCTCTGGCACCCTGAGTATCTCGCCAACGCCCGTCTCTGTGCGAGCAATCTTCTTTCTTCCATCACATGGTTGAAAGATCCAATTGCAGAGCACAGAACGGCGGTGGTCGTCGAGAAAGGCTGGAAAGTGCGCGTGGTTACCGTTCCTCCGAGTGGACTCGTGACTGCTGGTGAATTGGCGCGTCAAGTTCTTTTCCCTTCGGTGTCTAAGGACAACCGTCTCGACGTGGTACGCTTTGGAGATCCTTTGAAGGGTCTTCTCAAAGAGTTTCCAAGGTTGGATTACCGCTCTTCCGACTACAAAGTCGTAAGTGCGGATCTTTCCAAGGCCACGGACGGTATCCATCACGACGCGATAAGGGCTATTGGAAGAGGCATGCGGGCGGCTGGGGTTGCTCCCCAGGTTGTACATGCTTACTACGAATCTCTCGGAGTAGGCACTGTGCGACACGTCATGTCGTATTCCATTAGCCAACTTCTTCGCGGCTTGAAGGGCCGAAAGAGGGAAAAGGCTAGACGCAAACTTTGTAATCTTGGTGAAGTTGATGGCGACCGTGTTAAGGTCGTTATGCGTAGAGGAAGCCCCATGGGGACCCCTTGCTCTTTCTTGACACTCTGTGTCGTGAATGGGTGGGCCGCGGGCGACTCCCCCTACACAAAGATTTGTGGAGATGACCTCATAGGCGTCTGGAGTAGATCCAGCTATGAGAGTTATCGAAGCAACATAACGGCCGTAGGATGCGGCCTCAACGAAACCAAGACGATCAATTCGACCAGGGGTGGAGTATTTTGTGAACAATTCTTTTTCGTCAGACCCGCAGACAGTCCCGTCCGCTGCCCGACGACGAGTTTGAAAGCGTTCACTCATGCTCCACGTGGGACATTTGGACAACTGACGCCCCTTATTCCTATTCGGAATAGGGACGAAAGTTGGCTCGGCTCCAATCGTTTGCTCTGGAAGCGCTTGAGGAGAGTTTGTGAAACTCTTCTCAAGGACGTCAGAGGTTACGGTCGGAGAATGGGACGTCACTGGGCCCTTCCTACGGAGTTGGGTGGCCTCGGCCACCCATCCCGTGGGGCTCGTGATCTTCCCATCAAATTGAGAGCAACTTTGTTTAACTTGATTCGTAGCCCAGATGCTAGCGAATTTCGTAAATTCAGTTTCCAATTGATCCCCCAGCCACGAATTCACAAGGAGGACAGTTTCCTCTGGGAATTTTCGCGTACACCGGTCGAGATGTTTATGGACGAAAATGTTAGTGCTGAAAACACTCAACATTACGCTTCCCATAAAGAACTCGAGACGTATGAAGCGACAATTTCCAGACGCGCATTTTCTGCCGCGGGTGGCCGCTACAAACAACACGGGAATTTGCGGAGATTGTCCAGCATTACCAAACTTACCCTTCCAGAGCCCAAACATTCTCTCGGCGCATACTCTAACTCGACACCTCTTGACGATATTGTCGAAGAGGTGGCTAGACGTATGACTTTGGATCCTGTTCCTGTAAGTGAGAAGATGACGAC